TACTGATTAAGCACCTGGTGATGCAAAAATACCTCTAGGGTCAGATACGCCAAATACGTATCTTTCTCTAGCTTTGTATCTTACGTTGCCAGTATCAAAGTCGCCTTCCATCTTAGTTGTAAGAGGGGCTCTGTTGAAATGCTTCATTCCGTTAGGAACATCTGTAGAGATAAAAAACGCATCAGTGTCAGTTAGGTAGTTGTTCACTCTATAACCTTGAGGAATCATACCCATTGATCTGATTGCATTAATATCATTATCAGCAGTGCTAACTCTACCTTGAGATTTCATCAATCTCTCAGCTACGAATTGCAGAGCAGAAGGAATAATCATTTTTACTCCTTTAGCTGCAATTTTTAAACCTCTCTCATCAGTCAAAGCAGCGATGTCGATCAAAGCTTGTTCTAATGAAGTTTCGTTTAAGTCAGCGGCTGTTGCTAACGTGTTACTGAAAGTTCCAGCAATTGTAGGGTGAGCTGTGCTAAATAATGCTACACCATCACCAGATTGGAAAGTTCCAAATCCGTTGTTTAATGGTGCTGCACCTTTAACTTGTTTCGTGCTCGCCATAGATCTTGCTAGTGCTTTTGTGTATCTAGAAGCAAGTCTGTCATACAGGTTATCTTCAATAGCTTCCTCAGTGATTGCAAAAGCGAGAGCGATTGTCTCGTTAGTGTATCTTGCTGTGAAAGTTTCTTGCGCATTGTCAAAAGCTACTCCAGATCCTTCTGGTTTTACTCTTGCTTGTGCGAAACCTGACAACATAACTTCTTCTTCAAAAGCTCTGTCAGATGACTCAGTAGTATAAATTTCAGCTGCCTGATTTTCATACTGTTTATATTCTAGTCCAAATAGTGCATTTAGACCAGGCTCTAGTTCTTTGACTAGTTGATTACGTGATATTGCCATAGTATTAAATACCTCCTATTATATACTAGCTGTCGCTTTTAAGAAATGTTCGTTAATCATAACTCTCCAAACAACGTTGGCAGAGCCAACTTCGTTGTTATCAGGGTCTCTTGATATTCCTAACACTCTTAATTGCGCCGATCCAGTACCGCCACCAGTTAATGTAGAGTCGTTTAACGTGCTTTTTGAAAGTCCGTTAGTAGACGCATCACCTGCTGTTACTTCCATGTCCGCATTATTGAACACATCTGTTGCCGCTGAGGCACCAGTGTTGTTCGATCTAATTTCAAACATTTGGTAAGGATCATCGTTTATGAATGCAACAATGTCAGTAGCGGCATTACCTGCTACTAAATTGTTTGCAAACGTTGGTTTACTTGTTGTTGCATCAGTAAAGAAGACTCCATTCAGACTTCCGATTAATGTGTCACCAGCTGCTGCAGTTCCTACAGTTCCATCATTTTGGGCTTCCATCCCATCATTTTGGTATGCAGCTGCAGTACTGTTGCACGAGTACTCGGCTAATCCGTTGTTGTCGTCATTCTGACCAACTTTTCTAATAGGTCTCAATCCGAAACCTACAGCACTTGAGTTTGCCATATTTTTTCTCCTTATGTAAAACTACTATCCGCAGTTTTACGGTTAACGTTAATTCGTTGGTTCGGATTGTTAAAAATTTTTTTAACTATCGTTTGCCACCGAAGGTACGAGACTGCTTATCGATATCGATAGGCATTCTATTATCCTGTTCCTTCATTAGATCGTTATCTAATGCGTCGACTTGATCTTGAGCTTGTTTCTCAAAATAAGTTTGTCTCTGACGCGCGATCTCTTCAGGTACCCTTGTCAGCACAAGGCCTCCGTGACCTATTACTCCAGCGTATTTGCCATCCGCGATAGCTGGGAAATCATCTTGTGGATATTCATCGACTCTTACTAATTCATACCCAGACCTTAAGCGTCCTTGTATGTTTTTCGTGTCGGCGACTCCCAAAGTTTCAATCCTGACCCATCTGTGTCGGTATCCGTTTGGCGCGTTGGGCGTATCTAAGTACGATGGTGGAGTCCAAGGTTTTGAAACAGTTTTCGGTTTTACCGTCGCTGCCTGTGATTTAACTTTTGTTGAATCACTTTTACTTTGGCTCGCACGAGTTGGTTTTTTATTTGTCATATGCTTATACCTCCTTCGTGATTAATTGTTTTGCATACTCTTCTAATGGCACACCTAGTTTTTTCGCTATTGCGACCTGTGATGATGTGAGCCTCACAGATTTGCGACCGGCCTTTGAACTACGCGTTGCAGAGGCAACGTTTTGTGTAGGTTTGCTAGTCTGTTCTACTTTAGTCTTACCAAATTTATGCGGAAATTCCAACCTAATTCTTTTGTCTATTTCTTTATAATATTCATCAGATTTAGGATCTACTCCGTCTTCTTCGGTAATTTGTCTATGTAGATCAAATGCAGTGTAAGTCATTGCACTATCTTTACCAAACCACTCATTCTTTTCAGCCCATGCTTCGGCTTTAGGATCTGGTGGTGGAGTTGGTTGAACAGGCTGTGTAGGTAAAGTTGGTCTAGCTTTTGCTTCCTTCTCTTCCATGGCTTGTCTGCTTTTAATTTCAGCAAGTTTACCTTGTTCGTACCCTAACTGAGAGATAGATGTTAAAGCTTCAACTTCAGCTTTTGCATCACCTTGTTCTCTTGCAATGGCTAATTTAGATTGAGCCACTGCAATAGAAGAGGCAATTCTTCCTT